GGCCAGGCCGGCGGCCAGGAAGGACAGACCGGCCATGGCCTGCTCCCTGCCGGTTCCCTTCCAGGTGCCGGCCCCTTCACCCAGCCTCAGGGTGCCGCGGACCAGGGGCAGGAAGCCGGCCAGGTAGGAGTCGATGGCCTCCATCAGGTCCAGGACATCCACCCTGAGGGGAAGCCTCGGCCCGGGATCCCTGCTGACCGGCATGCCGAAATCCACCGGCCTGCCTGTGCCGGGGGCCAGGAGGGCATGGAGCTGGCCATAACGGCCTGACAGGGCCTCCAGCCTCTCCGATGTCCGGTGGATGTGCTCCGCCAGCCTCCGGGCCTCCTGGTCGCTCCAGTCCCCCATCAGGCCCCCTTCAGGGAGCCGGCCAGCAGGGCTTTCAGCCTGCCCGGGTCAGCGGGGGGCAGGGCTTCCCTGGAGGCGCCCACCGTCCGGCAGGCCGCCTGGTCAGCCTGGTCCTCATCGGCCCCGTCCCCCAGGGCCTGCATATAGGCCCGGTGAAAGTCCATCTGTGCCTCTGCGGGGATGTCCCCGGGAGGGGCCGGGGGGACCCTGTTGCCTATCCTGGCGGCCCTGACCTTCCGGACCTCAGCCAGGACATCCCCGGGGCTGATCAGGCCTGTCCTGGGCCTCCTGACAATGTTCCTGACCGCCTCCATGCCGTCCTCATACCTGACCCCCCACAGGGCATCATGCCAGACGGCCCCCTGGCCTTCCATGGCGATCACCAGGCCGGCCCGGTTCAGATAGGTCACCAGAAAAGTTGCCTGCTCCTGTGTCATGTCCCTGGCCATCAATGTCCTCCCTCAGTCCCAGCCACTGGTGATCTGCCGGCCGGCGTCGGCGGCCCTGGCGGCCACCAGCTCCCGGGCCATGATGTCCCCCTGCCTGTCATGCCTTCCCGGCCTTGGAGGCAGGGGGTCATCCTCCCAGCGCCCGTCATTGAGCCAGGAGGACGGATGAGCCGTGAAGCCCGGGTCCCGGTTGGGATCCTCCGCGTACCTGCCGGCTCCCTGGATGATGACTGCCGGGTCCACTGCATCCTTGCCTGTGGTGATCTTGTCCCAGGCCGCCCTGGCCCTGATCTTTTTCTCCCGCCTGGGGTAGACGGCCCAGAAGTCCTCGAAGGTGGCCGTGGCCGTTTGGCCGGCCTTGGCCTTGGCCATGGCCAAGTCTTTTAAATCTGATGGTTCTTCTAATGGTTCTTCTGACGGTTCTGTGGACATCCGTGTCCGGCCTGTCCGGACAGAGCTGTGTCCGGCCTGTCCGGACAGAGCTGTGTCCTGCCTGTCCGGATCTTCCGGGCTGTCCACTAGGTCATTTTGTCCACCCTGTCCGGCCATATTGTCCGGCCTGTCCAGTAGGACATTCTGTCCGGCCGGTCCCCAAACCAGGTCCCAGACCACCGGCCTGAGGAAGCGCCTGATGTGGGCCACCATCTGCTGGTCTCCCCTGGTGATGAAGCCCCGGGCCTCCAGATCCGTCAGTTTCCGCCTGACTGTCCTGTCTGAGCAGCGGGCATACCTGGCCAGGGTGGCCTGACCGGCGCGGGAGCCGCGGCCCTCCCTGTCCGCGTGGTTGGCGATGCCCAGCAGGACCAGGACTTCAGTGGCATCCCTGACCTCGGCATGGTTCAGCACCCAGGCCATGGCTTCAATGCTCATGGCTACCCTCCTTCTACGGCAGAAACAGAGATATGGACCCCAGGCCGACGGCCATGGTCTGCGTAGAACTTCCAGCAATGCAGGGCCACCACCCGGCTGTCGTCCTCCCACACCCGGGCCTGTGTGAGGGCATCCAGGATGGCCCTGGTGAGTTTGTCCAGGTCAGGCTTCACGGCAGGCAGGGCAGGGGCTGAGAGCTTCACCTGGCCTGCATTCCGGCCTGTGCCCAGGTGACCGGCAGGCCGGGGGAGCCTAAAGATGAGCTGGACATCCATAGCCCCGGGATGGGTCAGCCGCGCGCCCCAGGCACGGCGGGCCTTCAGGGTCACCAGGTGCCTCCAGGCCTCCAGGTCCCTGTTGGCCTCGATCACCACCACCCGGCCTGTCTTGGAGTGCCTGAAGGCATTCTTGCTGCCCTGAGGGATGGGGACACCGGGGACATCGACCTCCAGCAGGGGCATCATGGCCGGCGCCTTCCCTGCAACAGGCCTGTCATGGCCAGGACCAGGATGCCCAGCAGGATCCCGGCCACCAGGCCCGAGAGCAGGCCCACCAGGGCCGCGGCCAGGGTCTGCATGAGCTCCAGGAACTGGGCTGACTCCCTGCTCATGCCGCTTCCTCGAAGGCTTCCAGCATGTCCTGAAGGGCCGCCACTGCCTGCTGGGTGACCACACCGTTCCCGCATGCTTTGAGCTGGTCATTGCGGCTGATGCCAATGGAGGGATCAGTGATCCAGCCCTCAGGCTGGCCCATCAGCCATTCAGTGAACCTGGCCGAAAGACGGTGGTATCCCTTGGCATTCGGTTCAGTGGGGGCAGGGGCAGGCCGGCCCATGATAGCCTCCCAGCGCCTGATGGCCGGCTCATAGTCCCCCCACTGGATTTCCGGCTCCCCGACTCCCTCCAGGGCCTTCCAGACCTTCAGCTCATAGCCACGGCGCTCCATCCTCAGTGTGTCAGAGGGCAGCACCCCACCCACCACTCCCTGGAGAGTCAGGCCGCCCCCGGCATAGGTGGTCCTCATGCCGTTCTTGTCTTGGGCTGTCGGGGTGGGCATCAGCTCCGCCTGCCTGGCATGGATGACTTCCAGAAAAGCCTCCTGGACAGGCTCCGTGGCCGGCCTGGGGAGCCGGCCCCCTGTTTCCAGCAGGCCATTCTCCATCAGGACGGCCAGGTCAGTGACCTGTTTCCTGCCGGGTTTCTTGGCCAGGTGGTCCTCAGGTGTGTTCCCTGAAGGCTGAGCAACAGGTGTGGGCAGCATCAGGACCTGGGCCTCCACGTTTCCATGGTCCATCAGCCACTGATGGGACTTGGACCCCACCGGGCCGCTGCCCTTCCACATCCTGGCTGAGGGGGTTCCGAACATCACCTCTTCAGCCGGGAGCTGGCCAGGGTTCACCAGGTCAATCATTTGGCCACTGAGGCGCAGAGTCTGGCCCCGGGCCTTGGCCATGGCCGGGGACTGCGGCCCTCCTTCCACTTCCGCGGCTACCGGTGTCCGTAGCAGGGGAACCTCAGGGACCGGGCCTCCCATCCTGTCTTTTAGCCAGGACAAAAACTCTGAAGCGCGCATGTGGTGCTCCCACGTCGGAAGCTCGAAGGCCTCTCCACCGCGTGTCATACCGCAGAGAGGCCAGGTCTCCTTGAACACGTCCAAATGCCCGCAGAAAAGGCTGGGGGTCCCCGGGATCTCCCATACATCCCGGGCAGAATTCCACGTCGCTATATGCTCCGGCACCATAGGCCCCTCTCACGTTTTCCCAGACCACATAAAGGGGCTGGATGATGGCTATTGCTTCCCGCATCTCGGCCCAGAGGTTGGATCTGGTGCCGTCCGTCATGCCCTGCCGCCTGCCGGCCTGGGACAGGTCCTGGCAGGGGGATCCCCCGCTGATGATGTCCACCGGCTCCACCTGGTCCCACTGGACCTTGGTGACATCCCCCAGGTTGGGCACCCCCGGCCAGTGCCTGGCCAGGATGGCTGACGGGGCCGCCTCATACTCCGACACCCAGCGGGTCTCTGCATTGAAGACCTGCTCCACTGCACGGCCCAGGCCCCCGTAGCCGGCAAAGAGTTCCCCCAGGGTCAGGGTCATGAGGTCAGCTCCCCGGTGGCTGTGTCCACCTGGCCCGGGATGTAGCTCTGGACCTGCTCATCTATCTGGCGGGCCAGGGCCAGCGCCGTTGACTGGGGAAGTTCTGAGGCCAGGGCACGGATCCCCGTTTTGCGGATCATGGCTTCCCTGTCAGTGGCCCAGGGTCCCCTGTCCCCCGCGGCTCCCCGGGCCTTGCGGTCCAGGACTTCATCCAGGGTCAGGTAGGTGTGCTGGACATCCCCGCCGGCCAGCTTGGCCACGGCAATGACCCCCACTTCCTTCCTGCCGGCAGGACCGCCCGGAGCCTTCCTGAAGTCAAAGTAAGGCCCCCGCTCGGAGTTGGCGCCTTCCTCAAAGTGGTCACCTTCATAGACCACCCAGGCCTTCACGGCCCCCACCTGGCCGGTGTTCCTGGCCAGCTTCACCAGGCCCCGGTAGCCGATGATGGGAACCACCTGTTTCCCCGGCTGGCCGGTGGCCTTGTTCTTCACATTCCGCGGGGTCAGGTAGAAGTGGCCCATCGGGCCGCCCACCTCCAGCCCCAGCCTGGCCGCGGTCATCAAGGCCCCCAGCAGGGAGTCTGAGCTGCAGGCCTGAAGATCCGGGTTTTGCCTCAGCTCAGTGACGGCCACCCTCATGAAGGTCTCCAGGGGCATCTGCTTGGGCAGGGCCTTGGCAAACTCGGCCTCCATGGAGGACACCAGGTCAAAGACAGTGGCCCTGCCCCGCTGGGCCTGCCTCTCAGCGATGGCCGTCGCCAGCCCGTCCTGGACCTGGCCGGTTTCCGGTGGTTGTTCAGTCATGAGTCATCCCCTGATCCTTTGAGCAGTAGAGGCCGGGAGGCCTTCCCGGGCCGGCGGTATTGCTGATAGATGGCCGGGTGGTCCGCGGCCAGGGCCTTCTGGTCCAGGGACATCCTTGGGGCCGTCTCCTTCCAGGTCAGGAGGATCTCCCCGGCACTGTCAGCCAGGGCCGTCTTGTCCCCCAGGGCCTTCTGGATGGTGAACCTGGCCCGGGCCTCATCCTCTTCAGCGGCCTTGATCCGCTGCCTGGCAGTGGTCAGGTCCTTGACGGCCCACTCCAGTTCCTCAGTGACCGGCAGGGGCTCCGCGGTGATGTCTGCCGGGAACAGGCCGGCCATCTTGTCCACGTCCTCGAAGACCGGCTCAGGCCTTTTGCCGGCAATGATGTGGTCCTCCCACCAGGTGCCTGCATAGTGGAGGATCTGTTCGATGACCTGCTCCGAGCGCTCCACCTGGTAGACGGGGGCCATCCTGCCTGTGTCGCGCCTCATGCAGGTCACCCAGCAAGTGCTGTAGCCGGTGACGGCCAATTGCTGCTGGCACTGGATCAGGATGTGAGGCGGGGGGACATCATTGGCCCAGGCCTTCCTGTAGACGCCTTCCTGGGTGGTTTTGACCTCCAGGAGGGCCGAGACCGGGGCATTCCTGTCCTTCCGGGCGGCCAGGCCGTAGTCCGGGGTGGCCATCAGCCAGGGATGGTCAGGATGGGCCAGCAGGCCCGGGGTGCTGACCAGCTTGCCCAGCCAGGGGTTTTCCCTGACAGCCCGCCTGGCCACCGGGGCCTCCAGCATCTGGCCGGCCAGGGCCGGGTCTGAGGTGACCTCCACCGGCTCCCCGGTGGCTGTCTTGTCCAGCCACACATCCAGGGCAGTCCTGTAGGAGGACAGGCCCAGGATGGCCGCGGTGTCCGTGGCCCCCAGCCCCGACCGGCGCGCAGCCAGCCACCGGCCCTTGTCCCGGCGGTACTCCGATGCAGGGATGACCAGGACGGCATGCCCGAAACCGTGGAACTGGGGGCCGGCCATCAGGACTCCACAGGCGGGGCAATGACTTCCCCGGCGGCGAAGAGATCCACCACAGGGACACCAAGGGCCTCAGCCAGGGCCGCGGCCTTGCGCCGCTCAATGCCTCCCTTGCCGTTGGCCACATTGTTGATGTGCTGGTGGTTTATCCCTGTCAGTTGCTCCAGCCGTGAGGATCCCAGCTTGGCGGCGTCCATGGCCAGCCTCAGGGCGGTCTTCTCGGCCCCCTCTTCCCGGCGTGCCCGGATATACACCTTGACATCTGGCATCCGTCTAACCTTCCTGTCCAAGCGTCTAATAATTTTAGACGACTCGACGACGATAACAGGAGGATCCGGGCAGGTCTAGGAGGTGTGTTTTTCTAGGCGCGTCTAAAGGTCATAGATCACCGGTATTGCCTTGCTGGACGCCTGTGTCTACAACTTGTAGACTCTGATTTTGTACTAGGGGAATGGAGATTTAGACATGGAACACACACAAGGGGAGCATATGCATACGGCGCCAATCACCCTGGCCGAGCTGATCCGCAAGCACCAGGACAGGACCGCCGAGAGCTACTCTCAAATCGCCCGAAGAGCAGATCTGTCCAAGGCCAAAATAGGCCAGTTGGCCAACAGCACCCAGGCCCACATGCCCAGGCAGGACACTCTGGAGAAGCTGTCCCAAGGCCTCGGCCTGCCCATCAGGGTCATCCAGCAGGCGGCCATGGCCTCAGCCGGCCTGATGCCTGAGGACTATGACACAGAGCAGAAGGTGGACCTGCTGGCAGCCATCCTGAGGGAACTACCGCCTGAGGATGTGGAGACGGCAGCGGTGGTCATCCAGTCCCTGAAGGACAGGCACAGCAAGGCCGGCCATGTCAGGCTCAGGCCATAGCTGGATGCCTTCACAAGAAAAGCCCCCGGATCTCTCCGGGGGCTTTTTCCATGACCCTCCCACCGCAATGAATTACACGGGTGGGATTTTAAGGTAGGGTTTCCAACAAGCGGAACCTCCCAGGCCGGCAAGCCCAAGAGGTTCCTCAGCTAGACATTCAGAACAGGCCCTCTGAATGAATCGCCTCTGAGCCTTACTTTATCAGGCACAGCAGATGATTCCGATTTCATAAGCCGGTTTGAGTGTCTACTCCCGGCTTTTTTTGTTGTCCGCCGGGAGTCCAACAGAGACCAGGAGGACGAGAGCCCCCAGACCTCAGGCACCACCCGGGATTTCTTTGGCTGACATCCCGCCCAGGCAAGGCCTGCCTGGGAAACAGTCCAGTCGCCGGACAACACCCTTGCCACCCGGCAGCAGGGATGACCTATCGCGAGGGTCAAAGGATGAGCACAGACTGCACTCTTTTAGAGGGCGGTCTATAGGTGCTAGGCGGGTGACGTTTGGACTGGGTATTAAGGATCCCGACTGAGCGAAGCGAAGGAGGGATCCCACAGCTCTATTAAAAAGCACTTCCAAAGCCTGCTTACTAAGCTGCCTCCAGATGAATGCACTGGCAGGAGACCACCTGGTCAGTGGCCGGGTCCAGGGCATACCCAATGCAATTGGCATGCTTCCCGTCCCTGCATTCCGGGCAGACCGGCCCGGTGGCCGGCTTCACAGCCAGATCCAGTCTGTTCTCACCCAGTTCACCTTTTCCGGCTGCATCATGAGCAGGCCGGCATACCCGATGGCCTGGCCGTTGCGTTCTGCCAGCAGGCCCAACTGGAGGTTGCCGGCCTTGGCCCATTCAGTGCTCCCAATGGCCCATTGCTTGGTGTACTCCTGGATGGGCTGGCCTGGG